GACCTGAGCTTCAGCGACTCTGACGGCATCGACATGCTGCAGATTCCGTTCACGGCGCTGCCCAAGACCCAGAACGATGAAACCCGCCTGATCTTCTTCTGATGTTCATCCTCGATCAGTCTGATTCCTACACCTGGCCGGTCAGTATTGAGTTGCCGGTCAATGGTGCCAAAAAGCAATTCAGCTTTGATGCTGAATTCAGGCGTCTGCCTGAGCAGGAAGTCACCGAGCTTCGGCAGCGGTACTTCAAGCTGGTCACTGATCTGCGCCGGCAGCTGCAGACCCTGGAGGGTTACGCCAGCGAGGAAGACTTCACCGAAGCAGGCACCGCTGCAGATCAAGGCTACGAGGATCTGTGCGATGAACTGCTGTGCGGTTGGTCGAAGGTGTCAGATTCAGCTGGTGAGGTGGTGGAGTTCAGCGAGGCGAGCAAGCGGCAGATGTACCGCGTGCAGGGCGCCTGCGTTGCGATTGTGAAGGCATGGTTCGACAGCCTGGGGCAGCCGAGTGAGAAGTCTGCAGCGAAGGCTGGAGGATTCCGCCGGGGAAACTGATCGACGCGGCGCTGTTCATGGCTGCCGCGGCAAAGGGCCGGCCGGATGATGGCAAGGATGCCGCTGATGCTGCGGCCATGTTTGGCCTGCCGATGCCGGATGCTGATTTGCAGCCCGAGGTATTTGGCATCCTGCCGGAGAATGTTGAAGCGTTGTCGTGGTTCATGAAGATGCAGACGCAGTGGCGCATCGGCATGAATGGCCCGATTGGCTTGGATTATGGCGTGTTCATGTTGTGGGCACGCGAGGAGGGCGTGAAGCGTGCAGATCGCGTGTGGTTGCTGGATGATCTGCGGTTGATGGAGGGTGAGTTCCTGTCGGCAATGAGAGGGTAGGTAGCCTGATGATGATGCCAGCGAGCACGGCGTAATGGCTCAGATGGGTCTGGATACTGCGATCCGCCTGAGCGCCGAGGTGAAGGGCGGCGGGAACATTGATCGGGTGAAGAAGTCGCTGCAGGATCTGGCCAAGAGCGGTCAGACCACGGCGCGAGAGATGGGTGCGTTGCGATCGGCCACGTTTCAGATGGCGCGCGCCAACGACAACACCATCGCCGGGATCCGCAACAGCATCAGTGCATTTCGTGGATTGCAAGAACAGGCCGCGATCGGCAGTCGCCAATTTCAGCGGTACGGGGCAGAGATCCAAAAGCTGGAGGGGAAACTGCGGGGGCTGGATGGCGCTGCGCAGAGCGCCGGTGATTCGATGGGCCGCAAGCTGGCAGCGGGCCTGGCCAGCAGCCTGGCCACAATCGGCGCCGGCAGGGCCATCAGCGGATCGCTCGGTGCAGTGGTTGCCAGCGAGGAATCAGAGCGGCGGCTGAGGTCGCTGTCGCAGGGCCTCGACGATTACAGCCGGGTGCAGGCCGCCGCCACTGCGGCTGCGCAGAAGTTCGGCATTGCACAGACGCAGGCCAATCAAGAGTTCGCGCAGATCTACGCCAGGCTGCGGCCAGTTGGGCTGACGCTGGAGGAGGTTAGTACCGTCTACAACGGATTCAACACCGCGGCAAAGCTCAGTGGCACCACATCAGCCGAGGCCAGCGCCGCGTTCCTGCAGCTGAGCCAGGCTTTGGGCACCGGCGTCCTGCGCGGCGAAGAACTGAACAGCGTGTTTGAGCAAACCCCTGCCGTGGTGCAAGGTATCGCTCAAGTGATGGGCGTGCCGATCGGTCAGATTCGCGAGCTGGCGAAGGAAGGCAAGATCACCGGTGACATCGTGCTCACAGCTCTGGGGCGAATCGAGCGCGACGGTGCCCCGAAACTGGCCGAGGCGATGAAGGGCCCGGCGCAGCAGTTCCGCAATCTGCAAATTGCGGGGCAGGAGCTACAGATTCAGTTCGGGCAATCGCTGCTGCCTACCACCATCGCGCTCACCAAGGCGGCGACCGGAATACTAGAGCAGACCAGCAAACTGCCAGAGCCGGTCAAACAAGTTGGAGCCGCTGCGGCCGTCGCCGGTGTTGCTGTTCTCGGCCTGACCACGGCGATGAGCGCCATCGGGGGAATCAGCGCTGCAACGAAGGCCATGCAGGCCTATGCCGCGTCAACAGGCGTCGCCACTAAGGCGCAGGCGGGCCTCAACCTTGCGGTGCTTGCCAACCCATGGGTGCTGGCGACAGCCGGGATCATCGCGGCCACGGTGGCGGCATACAAGTTTATTGAGCCGTTCAGGGTGTTTGTTGATACCTACCCGGAACGGTTCAAACTGTTCTGGGGATCAATCGCGGCCGATGCGCAGGCGTCGTTCAAGAGAATTGCAGACGCCTTCAGCGCTGTTGGGCAGTTCTTGACAGACAGCATCAAGGGAATCGCCAGCAGGTTTGCGGCCGGCTTTGGCTGGATCCGTGAACGTGCTACCGAATCATTGCGTGCTATCGGCGTTGACGGTCAGTGGCTGGCGGGCGCCATGCAAAGCGTTTCCACCACGATCGGCAACGTGTTCTCTGCGGCGTTTGATTTCGTGCAGTCGAGATGGCAGCAGACCATCTCCAACATGATCAACTACTCCAACCCGTTCACGGCGATGCTCACCACGATGGGGATTAACGTGGGCGATGCTGCTACCCGGGCGATGCAGACCGGTCAGCAGCGGCTGCAGGCGGCAGGCGTGCCGAACACCTACACCGTGGGCGGGATCACCTACAACACGGCGACAGGCCGGCCTGTGGCGGGTGCTGCGCCATTCGCACTACAGGCTCCCCGCACCCTCCCCGGTGCTCCCTCGGCGCCTGTGCTGCCTGGTGGTGGGACGACTGGCGGCAGTAGCGCTAAGGCGGGATCGGCTCCATCATTTCAGCCATCAAGCCGTGCCAGAGCGTTGATCGCTGCAGCGCAAAAGCTGGGCGTAAGCCCCCTGGATCTGGCGACGATCATCAGCTTTGAGACGGGCGGCACCTTCAGTCCCTCAATCCGCGGCGGCGCCGGTGGCAATTATCAAGGGCTCATTCAGTTTGGCGCACCCGAGCGCCGGCAGTACGGGGTGACGCCTGGTCAATCGTTTGAAGAGCAGGTCATGGGGCCTGTTGTCCGGTACTTCCAGGATCGGTTCCAAGGTGCTGGCATGAGCACCCAGGGCGCCAGCCTGCTGGATCTCTACACCACGGTGCTGGCCGGCAACCCTCGCGCCAACCGCAATGCCCGCGACTCCTTCGGCACCAGTCCAATCAGCGGCGTGCAGCGAATGGGTCCACACCGTCAGAAGGCTTTGGCCACTTTCTTCGGTGGATCAACGACCAACGTCGGATTCGGTGCTGTTGAGCAGGCAGAGGCAATGATTGCGGGGTACGACGAACAACAACAAGCCGCCGAGAAACTTAAGCAGGAGCAGGATCAGCTTACTGAAAAAATCCAAGAGTCAATCAAGGTGCGCACTGATTCGGTTGTTCAGTTGAACAAGGAAACTGAACTGCTCAAGGCAGTCTCTGATGAAGAACGCATCCAGATCGAAAATGCCTATGAAGCCAACAACATCAAAGAGCAATATCGGCAGCTCAAGGCAGAGGCATTAGACCTCGACAAGGAAGCGCAGAGGCTTGGCATTGAGAACAACCTGCAAGAGCAGACTGCGCGACTTGAGGCGGAAGAGCGTCATGCACTGGCGAATCTTCAACTGAAGACTGAGCAGGATCTCAACAAGGTTTACGAAGAACGGACTCGCCTGTTTAAGGAGTTCATGGATCAGGTTGCAATGCCAACTGCATACAACCAGCTGGAGCAGCAGCGCGTAGTGTTGGATGAAATCCTGGAGAAGTACCCGGCGATTGGTGGCGCTGCTGATGCTGCCGCCGACCTAGCGACACGTGGATTGGCAGAGGTTGTGACTGGTGCCAAGTCAGCTAAAGAGGTCTTCGTGGACTTCCTGAACGGCGTTGCTAGTGCATTGCTGGATGCAGCAAAGAAGATGATTGCGCAGTACATCGCGATTGGCATCGCCAGGATGTTTGCCGGCTTTGCTTCCAGCGCTCCAGGGACGTCGTTTACGCCGAGCACGACCGGTCCATTCCAGGCACCAGGATCCGCCTCTGCGTTCAACTTCAACCCAGGCGCAATGGTCGGTCGCGCAGTCGGTGGCCCCACCATGGCCGGCCAGCCGTACAAGGTCGGTGAGCGTGGCCCTGAACTGTTCGTGCCGTATCAATCCGGCACCATCATCCCGGCTGAGGCCACCGAGGCGCTGGAGGCACTCAACAATGCCAGTCTGCAGGCGCTGGCAGTGCCGTTCCAGCGTGACGTGACCACCCGTGGCGGCAATGACCTGGCGGTGCCATTCCAGCGCGGCATGGAGGGCCTCACGGTGCCGTTCCAGCGCGACACCACCGGCGGCGCTGCTGGTGATCGCGTCGCAAACGGCGCCAGCATCGACGTGCGCTTCGAGACCATTCGCGTTGGCGATCTCGATGTGGTTACCCGGGAGGAGGCGCAGCGCATCGGCCGGGAGTCGGCGCAACGTGGTGCTGAGCTCGCGCAGAAACGATTGATCAACAATCCAACAGCGCGCCGCGCAGTGGGGATGAGCTGATGGAGGTCTGCAGTTTCATGCGATTTAAGCGCCGCAATGGCACCTACACCAGCTGGGCGGCGCAGAACTTCTTCATTGGTCAGGTGATCACGCATAACGGTCTGCAGTATCCGTATCTGCCGATTGCTGTTGCCACGAACAGCAGCACCAGAGGTGGTGATCGATCGGAGGCTGCCCTGGGTGCCGGCATCTCTGCTCTGAGCCTGAATGTCTTCGCTGAAGCTGCTGCTGAGGAGTGGTTGCTGGAGGTGCGATCCGTCAAGGTGAACCGCGCGACGCTGCAACCCGGCCAACTGTTGGTGGTCGAGTATTGGTCGTCGCGGCAGGTGCAGCACAGCACCGGCGATGCGTTCGTGACACTGCAGCTGGCCAGCCCGTTGGATGCAGTGAAGGCACCAGGTGGCCGGGTGCTGAATCAGTCGCTGGTGGGTGCACTGCCCACCAGCGGCACACTGACTCTGCAGTGATCGACTACATCCGCTGGATTGATGCTCGCCTGCCGCATGTGATCGGTGCTGATCCAGATGACGGCATCGGTGTTGACTGTCTGGTGATGGTGCATAAGGTCCGCACTGCTGCTGGGCTGTCGATGCCACCACTGGATCCGCAGTGGTTCACGATGGCGGCGGCAGGGCAGTGGGATCAACTTGAGCGCGAGTGGCGCCGCACGATGGAACCGTGCCACCTTGAGCCGTGCGCATTGCTGCTCCACCGCCATGCTGCTGGCATGGGGATCGGCATCGTCGTTGACGGTGGTGTGTTGACTGTGAATCATCGACGTGGTGTGCAGTGGCTGCCGTTCAGCGCTGCGCAACGGGTGATGAGACTGGAGTATTGGAGACCGCGGGATGCTGCCATCTGATCGCTACCTAGCCGAGCTGCTCGGGTTGAGCGATGAGCAGTTTGAGTATTGGCGTGATGAGGTGCGAGATCGCGCCCAGCGTGCGCCGCAGCCGGCGGCGGTGGCGGGCCTTGATCCGGTGAGCATTGTAATTCAGATCGTGATTGCCGTCGGCCTGCAGCTGATCGGCACGCTGTTGACGCCAACTGTCACCCAGGCCAAGCCTGCGCAGCTGAAGGCACGCAACCGCACTGGAGAGTCACAAACCAATCTGCAATCATTCGCCCCGCGGGTGGGCTTTGATGCCGTGCAGACGGTGGCCAGCATTGGCGAACCGATACCAGTGGTCTACGCCAATCGTGAAACGATCAACGGCGTAACCTATGGCGGCGTGCGCGTGAATGCAACGCTGCTATGGTCTCAAATCTGGAGCCTTGGCGGCAGCCAGATGCTTCGCGCAGTGTTCATGCTGGCGGAGGGCAGGGTTTCGAGTATCGACAATCAGGGCTTTGCGATTGGCGACAACTCAATCGGCGTGTATGACCTTGGCAGCAGCCAGGCGAATGAGATCGGCAGCCGCATCACGATTTACTACCGCGACAATGGCGGGCGGATTGGTAGTAACAATCGAATTGTTGGCCGCACTGCTACTGCTGATGCAGGTAATGCGATCAATGCCGGCGCTGGCGATGTGTTTCAGGTGCAGTCGGTTGATAACAACTGGGCGCCTGATTTTTGCTCAGCAGTGAAGCCCGCAACGTCGACAACATTCGGTGTATACAGCCCGATTGGCAACAACCTTGGATTCAAGCTGAATCCTACGGTGCGGCCTGGTGTGACTGCCAGCCTCAAGCCAAAGGGGGACGATGGTGATGCCGAGGTGGTGTGTGACCTGGATGATACAACTCAAGTGCAGCGCGCCAAGTTTCGCGCCTTCTTTTCAACGCGATCTGGTATCACTAGCGGATCGTTCGGTGCCGTTAATGATGTTGTCACGTACAAGCTGCTACCGGGTAGCGACTTTGAGACCATTTTCCAATCAGTGGTTGAAGAAGGCGACACCTGGACAGTAGACCACGAGCTGCGCAACCTTGAAGATGTATATCAGGAGCCGGCCTACAACCAGGTGATTCCTGGCGTGAGCACTGCTATCACCCAGTCAGCATTGGAGGGTGCTGTTACGGTTGGCAGCCCGACGGTGAACACTACAGCCAAGACGGTAACGGCTGATGCAACGATCAACTTAGACACTATCGCCAATCTGTACGCCAATTCTGCCGTTGGGCGGTATGAGATCAAGTATTGGATCACCGCTCGCAATACTGCGCGGGACATTGAGCTCCAGCTCAAGTTTGTTGCCATCGTGAGGGTGCGCAACAGCCGCACGTTTATCCGCAACAACAGCAGCGATTCGATCTCCGTTGATTTTATCAACGAGACTGCATCGGTCAGCATCAGCACCGGCATCAACGAGAGTACGCTAACGACGCGGGTTGATGTTGAACTGCAGGTTGCAGATGGCTCTGGACCTGTGCAGACGCTGACCAGTCCCAACCGTCTGCGCGCCTCGATGGCGTTTGACTATTCCGAATCTGATTTGTATAGCGAGTCTGCAGACGATGCCGCTGCGTCAGTAGCTGCGCGGCAACAGGCGTGGGATGACGCAATTGCCGTGGGGGAGCTTTACAAGATCGGTTCAGCACTGGCAGTCTGCACCGGCCGGACGCCATCGGATGCGGTGTTCCGCAGCGACGCGGAGCTTGAGGCAGCAGGCAGCGGCCAGGGGATTGAGGCTACGTTCAGGATTGTGCGACCTGGTGCGGCTGCAACGGTCACGGAGGCCACGCTGAATCAGAACGGCCTGACTGAAACACCGACCCGGCAGACGGCCACTAGCGGGCCGCATATCATGCGTGTTGCGGTGGCCACTGGCGCTACCACACGCGAATGCCGAATTGTCGAGCTGGGGATTCGCTCAACGCTGGGCATTCGGCTGAATGGCATCCTGCGGTTCCGTGGTGCGTTGTCGTTTGCCGATGCCGATGGCAGGGCATGCCTGAACCGCGAAGGTGATACGATCCGCCGCGGCAACACGCTCAAGGTTGACAACTATCAGAGCGGGCAGCTGATTGGCGTTAGTGAACGCTACTCGTTTGTGCGTGTGCTGTACCGCAAACAGTCGGAGTCAGCTTTCACACCATTGGATCAGGTGTTTGGATTTGTTGGCGTTGACCAGCAGGCATCTTTCAATTATCTACGGTTGCAGTTTCCAACGCTTGACTCATGGGAGTGGATTGTTGAACCACTCACTGGATGGGAGGTGCGGAACCTTGTGACTGCAAGCACGTTGTATGTGATTGACAGTCGCATGAGCACGGTGCAATCGGTGACGTCTACAGCTGGCGGCCGCACGGTGCGCGCTACATTCAATGGTCGCACAATCAGCCGCAATGAACAGGCGTTCAGGTTGCGGGAAACCAGGCGATCCAATATGGGTCTGCCGCATGCTGACAGCAACAACAACTATGCCGATGCATGGGGCAAGCTGGCTGAGTTTTTCATCTATGACGAGATTCAAGCCAGCACAGATTCACCTGAGCATGAGATCGTCTACGTCAATGAGATTGTGCAGAACGCCACCGCGCCGCAGTACAGCGGGATTGCGCTGCTGGGTGTTAATGCCACGTCAGCGTATGAGTGGCGGCAGTTCAGCCAGCTGTCGGCGTACGTGACTGGCGGCACTGAGGTGCGGCGACTGTTGAACAATCTCGCAACCGGCCCATCACATCTGCTGCCTGATCTGGCATTGGATCGACTCACCAACGTGAAGTATGGGCCTGGCAGCATCAGTGATGATCTGATCAATCTTGTCAACTTTGCATCAGCAGCGCAGTGGTGCCAGGACCGGAAATACTTCTTTGATGGTGGCGTGATCATCAGCCAGGAAGCACCCCGCCAATGGATTGCCGACACAGCTGGCGCGATGCTGCTGGACTTCCGAGAGGTGAATGGCCGCTACGACCTGGTGCCGTTCATCACGTTTGACGCCGTGACGCATCGTGCGTTGTTCACTGCCGGGAACATTGAGCAGGGCAGCTTCCAGTTTGAGTCAACACCACCAGAGCAACGGCAGGCGGCGCGGATCAGCGTGAAGTGGCGGCAGGAACGCAGCAGCACCAACCCTGCCAATCCTGGCCTGTTCCCGCTTGAGCGCGAGGTGCTGGTGCGCGAGGCGGCGCCGTACGGCAGCGATGCGCTGCCGATGGAGGCAATCGACCTGAGCGACTTCTGCACCAATGAGAACCACGCGATCGATGTCGCCAAGTTCACGCTGCGGATGCGCCGGCTGCGGGATCACACGATCAGGTTCCGCACCACCTACGACGGCTTGGAGGGCATCAGCACCGGTGTGGGGCCTGGCGACCTGATCAGGGTGGCGATGGATACCACGGTCTACGACCAGTTCAACAACGGCGTAGTGCTGGGCGATGGCACTGTGGTGAGCACGACGCCGCTGGCGAATGGCACCTACAACGTGATCAGCTGGGGCGGCAGCGGCAACGTGAACGATGCAGCCACCTTGTCGATCAGCGGCGGCATCGGGTCGCCAGCTGGCATCGTCTTCACGGTGAAGCAGGTATCAACGCAGGTGCGCACGTACCAGATCAGCCGGATCACGCCATCCGATCAGGGCGCCTACGAGATTGAGGCGGTGCACATGCCAACCAATGCCCAAGGCATCCTGCTGGTGGCTGCAGACTGGGATCAGACCAGCGCATGGGTGATTGAGCGATGACGGTGCAGTTCCCGGCAATTCAGCCCACTGCGCACGAGTTCGGCGAGGGCAGTTGGCCAGTCACTGAATCACGATCACAGAGCGGGGTGCGCAGCGTTCGGCTGTGGGGCGATAAACCATCTGATGCGCCGTTGACGCTGACGTTCGACAACATCACCCAGGCGGCCTATCAGCAGATCAGGGCCGCGCACAATGCCGCCCGTGGACCGATGGAGGATGTGACGTTCCCGGCGATCGTGGGCAAGGGTTTGATCGACGCGCAGCTGCTGACGCCTGGTGGCGGGATGCGGTGGTACTGGGCAGCGCCGCCTGAGGGCAGCCGTATGCAGGGCGGCCGGCGGATCAGCTGCCGGTGCACATTCAGGGCCGAGCTTAGGCTGTGAGTAGCGGTCGAACATCCGATGACGGTTCCGAATAGCACGCACGGCGAGATCCGCTTCCGGGGGCAGAAGGTTGCCAAGGTGGTGAACATCAGCATGGAAACGCAGCGTGCAACGCTGGATACGACCGGCATCGGCGACATGGATGATGAGTTTGCCTACGGCAAGCGCACCACCAGTGGCTCGGCAGTGGTGCGGTATCGCATCGACGATCAGCCGACCGTGGATCTGATGAATCGGATCTTTGAGGATGGCGAACAGCCGGACGACCTGGAGATGGTCATTCACAAGGGCAGCGGCAGCAAGCTGTCCGGGCCGGTGCTGATCAACAGCCAGGGCATCGGTCAGAGCCTGGGAGAGAGCGTGTCGGTGAACATCAGCTTTGTGATCAGCGGCAAACCCAGCCGTGCGTTCTGATGGCTGTCGAGGGCCGCAAGGGCATTGTCGAGCTGAGCAGGGAGTGGCCGGCGCCGACAGCGCTTGATGATGCCAGGCTGCAGCGTGGTGCGTCGCCATCACTGGACCTGACAGATCAGGCGTTCCAGTCAGGTGATGAGGTGCTGCTGCTGAGTCTGCGCGGCGTGCCTTTGGGTGTTGGCGTGAATGGTGCAGCGCCATGCCCTGATGGTCATGCGTTCTGGCCTGGCGGTGATGCGGCCGTGGGGCCCGCGCTGGCGGCACGCAGTGCAGGCGGTGGATTCTGGAGTGCAGACCCTACGCAGCCATTCTGGGAGTCAGCCGCCACGGTTGGACTGCAGCAGTTCACCACCGCGTTCATTCACCGCGATGAGCTCGATGATGTGCGGTTCTACAGCAGTGAGATTGACGCGATCAATGGCGGCAGCCAGGGCTTGATACCGCTGCGCAATGTCTCACCCGGCACCATGCTGATCCTGCCGGCAACTGCTGCTGGCAGCTCCCTATACCTCACCACCCTGAGCGGTGGTCGGATCACCACCCTGGCCGGATCGCCACTGGTGACGCTGGGCTCTGGGGGAGAGTATGCCGCTGCGGCGCTGCAACTGCTGCAGGCAATCACCGTGATGCCGATCCCGGACGGTGAGCAACCGGCAGCCAACCTGGCTGCAGTGCCTGAAGTGCTGACTGCTGCAGCATCTGACGCTGAGCAACGCGGCTGGCTGGTGCAGTGCGATCTGACCGGCTGGGTGTTTGAGATGGATGCAACGCAGCTGGATGAAACCGCAATCGGCCAGGCCTTTGGCGAGACGGCAAAGGGTGTGCTGCGTGGTGCTGGCAGCTTCAACGGTGAGGTGGACCACAGCCGGATAGCAGGTGAGCAAAGCGGCCTAGGCCTGCTGAAATTGATGATGCTGACAGCGCAGGGCAGCAAGGCACGCGCACGGTTCCAGCTGATGGATCAGCGCACCAGCACCGTTGCCGAACACGTGAAGGAGCGGGTGTTCTATGAGACCGACATCCTGATGGGTCGCACCGCGGTCAACACGCAGGCAACGGATGTGATCAGGCTTACCGGTGAGTTCATCGCCACGGGGCAAATCAGGATTGCGAAGGAGGCTCCATAGCCTGAAGCCAGAAATCAAGGCATCAGGCGGACATGAGCCAGCTGCAGAGAGCGGGGCAAAGCGGTGCTCTCGATGTGGCTGCCAGTCAGGCGGTGGCAAAGGAGCAGATCGCGGCGCTGCTGGACATGATGCGCCAGCTGGGTGGCAATCCATCCGTGGTGGCTGGCGCGCTGGCTGCAGCTGATCCACTCAATGCGCCATTCACGTTGTACGTCGATCCGTACATCGGCTCTGATCGTTTCGTTGGTGGCGCATACAACAGCTTTGAGACCAGTGGCACTGATGAGCAGATCATTGCGCAGAAACTGAAGCGCATTGAGCTGCAGCGTTTGGAGTGTGGTTATACGGCTGCGCGTCCATTCAAGACAATCAACCGCGCTGCGATTGAAGCAGCGATCATCACCAGCAAGAACTGGTACAGCTACAGCGACCCACGCGCTCACGTTGATTGCGTGACCATCGTGCTTAGCGGTGGTGTTCACATTGTTTACAGCAACCCTGGCAGTGGGTCTACCAGCCTGGCGAGCTGGGGCACGTCTAAGGATCCGACGATTGAGGAGCTGATTGCGTTCAACCCAACCGCCGGCGGCGTGTTGCTGCCGCGTGGATGCTCGATGCACGGGCAGGATCTACGCAAGAGCAGTCTGCGGCCATCTTGGGTGCCGGCTGTGGAGGATGAGGCAGCGGATTACAGCAACCGCCGCGCCATCCTGAAGGTATCGGGCACTGGGTTCTTCTTCAATGCCACCACAATGGACAAGAGCGGTCACACCGAATCTGTCCACCTACTCGACACGTTCCATCCCGCCAGCCAGGGGGAACTGACGGCGTTTTACAGCAAGGTGCAGAGCGCTGTCGGTGGTGGCGCTGACCTGGCCAATGCGCTGCTGGTGGCACGCCCCAGCGAGTATCAGATTGTTGGGCCGATCAATCAGGCGCAAGCGCCGAGCTCAGCATGGGATACAACTGCTGGCGCCAGCCCGTATATCTTCAACTGGTCTGTGCGGTCTGAATATGGAATGGGCGGCGCATTCTGGGATGGCGACAAGATCGCCGGCCTCAAGTCGATGGTATGCGCCAATTTTACCGGCACCAACCAGCAGAAGGACATGCGCTGCTGGCAGGTCTATGAAAGTGGCAACTGGGTTTCACTGACCAATACCCCTCAGGATTATCAGAAGTACATCGACGCTGCACCTGACAGCTTGCGTCGCAATCCAGCACGTCAGACGCGGCATATTTCAGCTGTCAATGATGCTTATATCCAGAAGGTATCAATCTTTGGGATTGGCCAGTCTGAAGTGACGATGGCGGATAATGGCGGTGAGATTACCGACAACTCCGGCAATTCTACATTTGGCGGATGCTCAGCGCTGGCGAAGGGTTACAAGCGCGCTGCATTTGCCAAGGATAAAAACTGGGCGATCAGTCGCATCAAGGTGCCGCTGAACCTAAGCGAGAAGCTCGGCAACATCCGCCGCATTGACCTAGGCGTGGTCGCCAGTGTCACCAGTTCAACCATCACGCTGACCAATGGTCTGGCGATTGATGCCAGCTCAACGACGGTCCCCGCTGTTCTGTCTGCTGCCGGTTACAGCTTGGCCGGTGATACGCGAATCTGGATCGACAACCCTAATGGTGCCGACTGGCGTGCAACGCTGACCAGCGCGGCATGGAGCAGCACCACGCCGGCCGTGATCAATATCACCGGTGCGCCACTGCAGAGTGGCACCAACTCGCCGGCAGGCACTGCCGTGGTAGGTCGCAGGGTCTACATCCGCCGCGTGGTGGATACCCGCAGCGTGGCCGAGCGCCGGCTGTCCTTGGTGCTATCGAACACCGCCAGCGCCAGGTTGCCGCAGCGTGACGCGGTGCTGCAAACCGATCCGGCGCGATCTGGTGGGGCAATCAGCAGGGTGCTAGCACCTGGTGGAGAGGAGGTGCTGATTGTTTCCGCCGTCGGCACTGGCCCTGCACCTGGTGCTGGTGTGACGAAGACAGCAGAGCTGACGATCAGGCGTGGTGCCGCCAGCAAGGCATACGCCCCTGACACCTTCTACCGTCAGGGCACAGTGGTGCGTCATGCCGGCAAGCACTGGCAGGCCAAGGTGGCGATGACAAGCACCGGCGCGGCGCCCGATCCGGCCCTCTGGGGTGAGGCGTTCGTGCACATGCCGAGCGGCTTCAACCCGGAGGATCCCATCAGCCAGGAGACGCCGATCCTGACGTTCGATACCGACACGTCTGACCTTGAAGATTCCACCACGTTGGGCATTAACTGGACGGCGGTGTGGACCACCACTGGCCCCGTGCTGCAGCAGTACCGCACCGGGACGGACTACCTGGGCATCTACGCCATGCTCCGCGCCCTGGGCTTCTCTGAGACGGCTGCACACGCTGCCCTAGTACCGAAAGCGTCAGCAGCTCGGGAGCTCAATCCAACCAGCGCCACCGACTTCCCTACGGCGCCATCAGGCGGTGCTGCAACAGGTCGCGGTAACTGGGCGGTTGAGTTCCGCCGGCCATCGACGATCCGGCTCTACAACCACCAGTGGGAGTGGGCGGGATTCGGCAACTACTCAAAGGCCATGCCTGCAGTGCAGCAGGATATGAGCGAGTTCAACAAGTTCACATACTACTTCACCAATTCAGGTGGCGGGCGTGTGGTGCCGAAGGGCAGTAATGAAGATGGCTATGAGGTGTCGCCGCGTGGCCTGGAAGACATTGCAACGGGCGCCACGATCAGCCCTGAGAGCTTGGGTGGCTTGGGTATTGACGATGCGCAACGCACCGACTTCCCCAATGGCATCCAGGTTGGCGGCACTGCAGTCGTGCAGGATCTGGAGATCACGGGTCAGGTCACGTACTCGGATGCAGCCAATGCCAAGACGACTCGTGTTGGTGCTGTCGAGTTGGCCAGTTTCGCTGAGCTCACGGAAACGAACAACCTGGAGATTGCCAGCAGTGATGCATCAATCGAGGCTAACCCTAAAGCGGTAACGATTGGCGGTTTGAATCGCTGGATGATTGCGCAGCGATTGATCAGTGCCAGCACCGCGTCGGTGCCGATCTACGTCAAGCAGGGAGCGCCTAGTCGCACCTTGGATCAGATGCTCGAAACCCCGCCCATCGAGCCGGCTGATGCAGTGCCAACACTGGCGCTGGCGTCGGATTATGCCAACGCGCTGCTCAGTGGCAGCAGCCGCACTGCAGAGATCAGGATGGCGCCGGGTCTCTACGATCCATCCTCGGTCTGGCAGTGCAACGTCAAGTTCATTGCCTACACCGCCAATTTTGCATCAGTGAAGTGGGCCAGCAACAGCATTGGCACTTCAAGCGTGGCAAATAACTATTTCGATGGAAGCGGGTATGACGACCTAGCAAACTCCGTCAATTTTCAGACATTCACGCTAGTGCTGCTGCCACCAGATCAAGCCAATAATCAGCTGACACTGGCGTGCCTGCCGCTGCCGATGACGTTCGACAAGGGCTTTGATTTTGAGGGTGGTTTCCACTTCCTTGGATTGCCTCACCTGATCAAGGCAGTTGCCGAAAACAATCTGACGGCAACCAAGCTCATTACCAATACGACCCCCTTTGTTTATCCAGCGTCAAGCGCATACACGACGGATGTGGCCACCAATGTGGACACGCTGCTCAATGCGCTCTACGTTGCCAACTCCCGCACCGCAAATTATCAGTCGTACACAGCCAGCAACCTGTTCAGGTTGCGCGGGCAGAAGGGCGACACTGGCGTTATCCGGGACTGCGTGTTTGGTCCTGGCCTGCCGTCAAGAAAAGATGCGCTGAATGGCACCAGAAACGCATTGATTTCGGTGGAGGGCTCGATTGAGCCAACTGTCAGGAACATCTACTTCAGGGGCAAGACCAAGATCACCACCGCTGGTATGTTCCCCGGCGTCAGCAATGCTTCAATCGGCAACATTCAGCAATCAGGTGATGGTGCATACGGATCATCTACCGTCAGCGCACCCTGGACATGGGAGCAGACCTATCACACGTTCATTGCACCACCACCTGGCGACCCTGGCGACATTGCGCTCAATTTTGGTGGCGGTCAAACGCTCAAGGCTAATCTCGGCAGTGCTTTCAATACTGAGAGCTACTACCAGGACAGGACCGGCAAGCTGCTGCCTAATCACATCCACCTGCTGACATCATCAGGGCAAGTGCCAGCTGATGACAGCAGCGGGCCGTTCTTCGATCAGTTCATTCACGCCCCTAGCAAGTTCACAACCAGAAATGTCTGGCAGACCAATGGCGAGACTTCCGCAACACCGGGGCCCAGGCTGCAGGGCTTCATCGGCAAGTTCGGCAGCAATGGGTACAACACCACCAAGGCCCGTGGTGTGCTGGGCGGCAACCTGGGTGTGACGACACCGGAGGCGGGTTTCACCTTCAGCCTGTCACCAGGCAGTGGCGCCAACAATGGAAAGAGCATTTTCCAGAAGGCCGGCATTGCTGCTGGGGCGGCCGATTCAACCGCTCGCCCTGACTTCAACGCTCTATCCACGCTGCCGGGTGAGGGCTACCCCACCGGCGACAACCCGGTGATCACCACCGATGGCAGCAAGGGCCTGAATGTGGGCCTGCGCAGCTTCAAGGCTGGCATCAGCGTCAACCGCGCCATCACGATCCCGTCGTTCAACACCATCCTCTGATCGCCATGCTCCCGTCCGACCCTGGCTACACACCGGCTGCCCTCAATCCAGCTGTGCTTAGCTCAGAGCTCTACCGCTCCCTGCTGGCGCGAGACATTGACCCATACGCAGCGCACTCCCGCGACGACTCGCTGATCAGCATCTGTGAGCAGTGTGCTCAGCAGACTGAGACAGCAACCAGCTGATCGTGGGACCAGAGATCGTCGTAGCAGTCATCGGCTTGGGTGGCGGTGGCGTTGCTGCACTGTGGAAGATCGCCAACGGACTGGGGCGTTTTGAAGCCCGCACTACCACGATTCTTGGCGGCATTCAAGAGATGCTCAAGGATCACGAGGAACGGCTGCGAGACGTGGAGCGGCGCACTGAACGCCATCCATAGGTTGAGGGTGGAGCACCTCCAATCCGACCATGGAAAACCACGACGTCCTGATCGGTCTGGCGCTGTTTGTTGCATCAGAGCTGATCGGCATGAGTCAGCTCAAAGAGAACTCTGTTCTGCAGCTGGTGCTTCACATGGCGCAGGAACTGTTCCCGTATCAGCTCAGGGCAAAAGATAAGCCATCACGCAGTAATCGCCCGCCGCTGTTCGGCAGACGCAAGGGCCGGCGATGAATCGCGCCGGCAATCACACTTGGGACCTGCTGCAGCCGATCGCAGGGCGCACCACCAGCATTGATGAGATCACCGGCAACCTCACCTCCGCCTGGACCATCGAGACCCGGGCATTCAATGCGGCCGGCTCGCAGTGGGGGAGCAACACGCCCGGGATGCTGCGCGTGGGGCGGGTGCCGTGGCGTGACGATGGCAGCCTCAACGGCCGGTATTACCGGGCGCTCAAGAACTTGGTGCAGGCCGCAGGGCGCCGCGACATCACCGTGGTGGTGCGCCTGTTCGAGGGCACCTTCCAGGGCTTCGACGGCGGCTGGGCCAATCACTGGAGCCGCGACCTCAAACGGTCCCCTGCAACACCGGAGCTGGTCCACGCCCGGGGCCCGTGGAACACCCACCAGCGGGCGCACGTGAAGCGCGTCGCTCAGGCCCTGGCGCCGTTCGACAACGTGATCGGCCACGCCGGCAACGAGCTGCACCGCAACTCGATCGGCTGGTTTCAGCCCAGGGTCGTGCGCTGGTGGCAGCGGTTCAGCGATGCGCCGATTGCCGTGGGTTACGCCCAGGGCATGAAGCCCTCAGCCGGCCGCTCCCAAGACTGGATGGCCCGCACTGGCGCCGACATCCTCTCCCCCGCTGGTGGGCAGCGGGTGGCCGGATTCAAGGGGCCGTACATCTTCGACACCGACCACGCTTCCCCGCTCCGCAGCAACGTTGCCGGTCTGCGCGCTGCATGGGCACGGGGCGATTCCCTGTTGCTCATGGATGGCATGAGCGGCCGTGTCCTGCGCAATCAGTCCGACCTCTCCCCTGATCTTGCGTTCATCGATTCCATCTCATGACCTTCGCCTCTGTCCGTTCCGCTGCTGAGCACCTCGTCCGCACTGGCAGCATCACGCCGCATCAGCTGGCTGCACTGGATCGACTGGATGAACTGCTCAGCGATGCACAACGCCAGGAGTTCACCGAGCTCTGGCGGGCGCAGGGCAGCCCTGCAGCGCCGCCGCCGGTGGCTGAGCTGGTGACGATGGCTCAGGCCACAGCCGTCTTCGGTCGCGCACCCAGCACCTCCCAGCTGGCGGATCTCAACTCTTGCCTGACGCGGTTCAACATCAACACCCCGGCAAGGATCCGGCACTTCCTGGCCCAGGTCGGTCACGAATCCGGCGGCCTGAAATGGATGCTCGAACTGGCCAGCGGCGATGCCTACGAGGGCCGCGCTGATCTCGGCAACACCCGCGCCGGCGACGGTCGAAGGTTCAAGGGCGCCGGGGCGATTCAGCTCACCGGTCGCTACAACTACCAGCGCTTCGCTGACTACATCAAAGATCCAGACGTGATGGACGGCGGAGCCTACGTCGCCGTGAGGTATCCGTTCACCAGCGCTGGATTCTGGTGGCACCTGAACGCCATCAATGCGTTTGTCGATCAAGGTGCCAGCTGCCGGCAGGTGAGCGCGAAGGTGAACGGTCGCGACCCCGCCAACGGCCTAGCCGATCGGGAGGCATACTTCGCCCGGGCGGTGGCGACGATCTCAAGCGCGCCTGCATCGGACATCACGCCCGGTCGTATCACGCCGACGTCGCCGTTCACTGCACACCTCACCGCTCACATTCAGGTCGGTGAGTTCGCACTATTCGAGGAGGCGCGGCGCTTCACCGCTCAGCACCAGGTCGACACCGCCGCTGAGCTGGCGGCATTCCTTGAGCGGGTGCGCACGGCATTCGGCGGCAAGCCGGTGATCATCACAAGCGGTTACCGCCCACCGGCGATCAATCGCTCCGTTGGTGGCGCCAGTCAATCTGAGCACCTGTTCAATGCACCCGGTGTAGGTGCTGTCGACTTCTACATCAAAGGCGCCGACATCAACGCAGTACAGGCCTGGTGTGATCGGGAGTGGTCATTCTCCGTGGGCTACGGCGCACCCAAGGGCTTTGTTCATCTCGGCATTCGCGCGGGCCGGCCGCGTGTTCGCTGGGACTACTGATGCCTTTCGATCACCAGATCGACCAGACCGAGCTCCAGCCCAAACGCGTCACGAAAGCACGATTCCGTCGCCGGATCTTCGCCGAGTGGAACCACCAGTGCGCATACTGCACCGACCCAGCCGACACCCTTGATCACGTGCTGCCACGCTCCCGTGGTGGGCTGACCGTGGCGGAGAACCTCATCCCCGCCTGCCGGCGATGCAATGGGGCGAAGAGTTCCACCGACTGGCGGGAGTGGTTCGAGGCCCAGGCCTGGTACTGCCCCGATCGTGCGGCCCGCATTGATGGGTGGATTGCTGGTGATCCGCACACTGAGGTAGAACCTAGGACTGAGATGTGAACATCACTGCTACCAGGCTGTCACCGCAGCTGCTGGAGATACGAATCCCGTATTCCTCCGTGCTTGATACAGCGACATTCCTGTTGGCATCCGATATTCACCTCGACAATCCAAAGTGCGACCGTGCATTGCTCGGTAAACACCTCAACGAAATGCGCGATCGAGATGGTCACGCGCTGTTTTTCGGTGATGTGCTGTGCCTGATGCAAGGCAAACGTGATCGACGCGGCAGCAAGGGTGACATTCGGCCTGAGCACCTCGGGTCAAACTACTTTGATTTGGTATTTGACGAATCAGCGCAGTGGCTCAAGCCGTGGCAGCAGCGCATCCTGCTGATGAGCGACGGCAACCATGAAACCGCCGTGATCTCCAATCAAGAGATCGACCCGTTGCAGAACGTGGTGCGGCTCATGCGTGACAGTGGCGCAGCTACTGAACACATGGGTTACCAAGGCTTTGTGCGGTTCGTGTTTGCCAAGCGTGATGGTGGTGGCGTCCGCCGCTGCACGCTGTTCTTCCACCACGGCGCATGGGGCGGCATCATCACCAAGGGCACCATGGGCGGTGGCCGTTACGCCAGCGTCGCTCCTGATGCTGACCTGATCGTCAATGGCCACAACCATGAACGCACGATCGTGGCGCATCCGTGCTATCGGCTGGCGGAGAATGGCGCGGTATGGGTTGAGCAACGCTGGCACCTGCAAACCGGCACCTACAAGCATGAGTTTGGCGGCACTGGCGGGTGGGCGGTTGAACGCATCGTCATGCCCAAGTCGTTAGGTGGCATCTGGCTGACGCTGCGGCCTAGGAAGCGCGGCGGTGTGGACGTGATGGCAACGCCTACGACGTGATACCACGGGATGCTCGCATTGCATTGAGCACAGCCCAGGCGCGTTCACCTGAATGGCACTCAACGATCTGATCACGACTGACGACATACCAGCACGTGCCACCGGTGCGGCTGCAGCCAACCGTGATGTACGGCTGCGCAGACTGATTCAACTGCTGTGGTTCCATGGCTGGTGCAACGGATGCGGGCTGGCTGATTCCTGATCTCAGCCTGCCGACCCAGCTGGAGATGGAACGGGACCGGCGCGCCGCGGCGCGCATGACACGTGATGAGCTGCATATCAAGGCAGACGACCTGATCGTGTCGTGGTACCAGCAGCAGGAAATGATCAATCGACTGCTGGGCCGCGTGCGCCACCTGGAGGTGGAGCTGGCGATAAGCAGGTGACGGATTGTGAACTGACCCGATGATGGGCGGCCAGGTGGTGCCCCACGGGTTACAGTGATTGCATCGGGAGGGAAGCCTCCTCCGGGGCTCCGGCCCCTGGCCCACGGGGAGCCTGCCAGATCGTCGGCAATCCCCGCTCCATTCCATCGCCACTGACAGCCATGACCCGCTACGACATCCGCTGCCAATCCGCTCCCTGGATGAGCACCACCATTCACGGCAGCTACTCAGATGCTCATAAAAAAGCATCCATCATCAGCGAAGAGTGTTACGACATGGGATACATGACCAATGTAGACATCATGCAAGAGAAGGGCCCCTATCTTGTCTGCGTTGGTCAAACCAGCTACGCCTGACCCACCCACGGCCCGCCGGAGCCCATCCGGCAGTCATTCACTCGCCACGCTATGCCCCGCCAACCATCCCGCGAGAAGGTCGCCCGCTATCGCCTACGCCTGGCGGGTGAGCTCCCCGCCCTGCCCACCTGCCCACAGTGCGGCCGCACCGTGATCAGCGACCGCACCGCGCCGCTGTGTTCCCAGTGCTGGAAGCTGACACCAGCTGGCCGGGAGTGGAACCGCGAGAGGGTGGCAAGACAGCGGAAACGTGACGATCCGTGAACCGTCCGCCGTGGTGGTTGTCAGCGTGTGCCCCACGGGTTACAGTATGGGCATCGGAGGGAAACGCCTCCACCGCCACCCGCCAGCCATGACCACCATCAACCCCATCGCTTTCGACCGCCCCCGCGCCAAGCTCGTGGTCTCCGGCATCTTCGCCGTCCTGGCCTCCGGCGGCTACATCGACCGCGCATTCATCGTTCGCCGCTTCATTGAAGGCGGCTACGTCGAGCGCCTCGCCGTCCGCTACGCCGACGCGCTGATCTCCCGGAACACCGACATTCAGCACCACTCCCGTTGGAGCGTGTGGGGCACCAACGGCCGCGAAACCTACAGCTTCTCCGGCTGATCCCCACCAACCACCCACCCCGCCCGGCCACAGCGCCGGGCTTTTCTGTATCTTGACCCCAGCAACACCCCCGCGCCCGCCGGGCCGACCCAGAGCGGGGGTCACTCCTTTACGCCACCTCCAGCACCAGCTGCAGGAACACCACCACGCGACGCCGGCAGCGCCTAGCACGCTTCACCACACGCACCGGCACCCGCGCTACTGCCACCAACACCAGCTGCACCGCTTCAGCTGCCAGTGACGCCTGCAGCCGCTCTAACCTGCTCTCCAGCACCCGCACACTCACGCCTTCCTTCGCTGCTAGCTCAGAGCGGGGCACCTCAACACCGTCAAGGCCCCACGCCAGAGACAGCAGCCGCTGATCTGATGCCGGCAGTCGAGCAATCAACCCGCGCAGCTGCTCCGCTTGCCGCCACCGCTCACGTTGCTCCTCTTCATCCTCTGGTGATCGATCCCACGTTGCAACCGTGCTGCCTAGTTCAAGGCCGTCATCGGTCACCACCTGATCCAGGCTGCCAATCGGCCGGCCGTTCTCAATCACCTGTTGCAGCACCCGCATGCTCACCCCCAGCTCGGCCGCCAGCTCCTGGTGAGTAGGTGCACGATTCAGCTCGCGTTCTAATCGCCGCGTGATCCCTGCCAGCTTTGACAGGTGCTGGCAGTGGCTGCCGGGGATGGCGATTGATCGGCCGTGCTGATCGACCCATCGGTTGATCGACTGCCGGATCCACCAATACGCATAGGTGGAGAACCGGTACCCCTTTGTTGGATCAAACCGCTCTACAGCAGTGATCAGCCCCATGTTGCCCGCCTGCGTCAGGTCCTCAACTGAGTGGTTCTTCGCCAGCCGGTGACAGTGCCGGGTGACGTAGCTGATCACCAGCCGCAGGTTGGCTGATACGAATCGATCACGCGCCCGCATGCCGCGTCTGCGAATCCCGGGCGGGCACGGGTCGGGGTGGGTCTGCCACCGCTGGATCGCAGTGCCCAGCTCAATTTCCTCAGCAGGTGTGAGCAGCGGTATGCGCCCGATGCTGTCAAGCCACCAGGACTGGTTGGAGCTGGCTGGCACCGGGTCGAGTGTGACGGATCTGCCTCATCATAGGTGCAGAACCGGAACCTAACCGGTACAGTTGGCAGGTGCCCACCGCCTGCCTATGACCACCACTCTCTACGACCTCACCGGCGACGCCCTCCGCCTGCAGCAGCAGATCGACAGCGCCGCCGTTGACCTGTTCTCCGACGATCCCGACGTAGTGGCCGCGGCCACCGCCACGTTGGAGGGCCTGATCTCAGCTGAGGCTGACAACCGCCGCGCTGTCGAGGCCAAAGCCGACGCTTGGTGCTGGGTGATCGACGCCATCCGCGCCCGGCGTGATGCCCGCAAGGCTCGCGCTCAGGCGCTGGCAGAGCTGGCCGCCGCTGATGAGCAGCAGGCGGATGCGCTGCAGGATCGACTGATTGCGGCGCTGCAGCGCGTCGATCCCGATGCCACGAGGTACGACCTGCCGGAGCACAAGATCACCAGCCGGCGCACGGAGTCGGTGATCGTTGACGCCCCAGCTGAGGAGCTACCCGCCCAGTTCGCACGGGTCAAGGTCGAAGCCAACAAGACCGCGATCAAGGCTGCCCTCAAGGCCGGAGAGCAGATCGACGGCTGCTCCCTGGTCGAGCGCCGCAGCTGGAAAATCGCCTGACCACTCACCGTGCAGAACCACAACCCCACCCCCCTAGAGTGCGACGGCGCACTCTCCGACCTGATCCTGCAGGCTGCCCGCCAGGCGCTGCCGGCACACGTCGATTCACTGATCACCCTGCCCGACGTTGGCGCACTGAATCAACCGCTCATGCCACTGCTGATCGGGCTGATCGATTCAACAAAGGTCACAGCAGGCGCCATCAACGACAACGCATGGGATGGCGGGTTCGCTGTCCCTAAACACCTGGCAGCTGAACTCATCGCCGAGCTGCGCGCTGTCATGCAGATCATTCAGTCATCAACCGAATCACTCTGATGACCCCCTCCACTGGAATTACTCACCTCATCACCTATCGCCGACATCATGACAATGGAACAATCACGCTTGAATGGACTTGCCCCAAGGGATGGAGTACATCTGCCGTTCGTGATGCCTTCCAGGTCCAGTATCCGTCAGCTGAGATCATCAGCATCACCGAAGTGCCATGGTGACTCTGCTGATGTGGTTGACCTCTCGCTTTACAGGGCCCAGCGACGACGTGCTGCAGCTGCTGCCAAGGCCGCTTCCTGTCGCCGAACCGTGATTGCTGTCTCGCTGTGCCTGCTGGGCATTGTGGCGGCGGTGGTGGTGCTGGACCGGGAGGCGCGGATTCAGGCGGTGGAGGTGCGGCGGTGACCCAGCCCGTACCCTTCGTTTTCGACGACGACCCCTGCCAGTCCGCTGGCGAGGGCATCACCCGCACCAGCGAGGCCGGCGCTCAATTCTGGCCTTGTGAGATCACGTTCGCCTGCCGCCAGCCGATGCGCTGCACCATCCGCGCCGTGTCCCGCCAGCAGGCTTATCAGTTCGCCGAACGGCGACACCCTGACGCCAGTTCCATCACTATCCTCACCCCCAAATCCGCATCATGGCTCTAACCGCAACCCTGCAACACAACCCTTGGCGATTCGCCGTTGGTGACGAGGTATTCCTCGCTGGGCACCCGCAATTCGCCGCCAAAGTCGTCGCTGCATTTGGCCATGGCCGCTCAGCATGGCCGCATTACATGGTGATCGACTACGAAGGCACCGAATGGACTGTGCCCCAGCAGATCCTGTCCAAATCGCCGATCCTGCCATGAATGAAGCCAGCATCGCCGCCGCTTTTGAGGATTGGTGGATAGACAGTTACGGCACGCCGCCAGGGCCCCACGCTCGGATGACACACGTCGCATTCGCCGCGCACCTGTTGGAACTGGTCGAGTTGATGCAACCATCGCAGAACACTGATGCCGCTCGCTGATTGGCAGATCCTCAGCCGCTGCGAGGGCGGCATGGTTGAGGGCTACGACCCTGAGCTGATCAATCCCGCCAGCCTGGATGTCAGGCTGGGCGGCACGTTGCTGATTGAATCTGCGCAGTCCCGTGACCTGGTGTCATACCCACTGGCCGGGCACAGCAAAGACAACCCGTATGAGCTGCGGCCTGGGCAGTTCTGCCTAGCGCAGACGATGGAGGTGTTCAACCTGCCGGATGACGTGGCCGCAGAGTTCCGCCTGAAGTCCAGCCGCGCCCGCGAAGGCCTCGATCAGGCGCTCGCCGTCTGGTGCGATCCCGGTTGGCACAACTCGGTACTCACCCTAGAGCTGCGGAACAATCGCCAGCTATGGCCGCAGCTGCTATGGCCGGGAATGCGCGTGGGCCAGATCATATTCCACTTAATGGTTGAACATCCCGCGCGATCTTATGCAATTACCGGAAGATACAACCGTGACCCAGCAGTGCAGGGGAGTCGCGGATGATCCCCTGCACTGAATGCGGTGGCATCATGGTCGTCACGCACACCCGGCAGTCCAAACGCGGCGAATACAAGCGCTTCGCGTGTCGGGACTGCAAGCGGCGGATCTCAACATTCGGTGATGTTGAGCATGTCGCCGCTCAACGTTCGCGTGTAATGCAACCCAGCCGGCGGTTCACAGCTGATCAGGTGGCTGCAATCCGCGAATCATGCGACAGCAAACGACAACTCGCAGATCGCTACGGTTGCAGCCCTGAACTGATCCGCCAGATTCGCGCAGGATTGATCTACTGCGACCTGCTGCCAGATGACTACCGCCCACCACCGCGTCGCGGTGAACGCTCCTGTGAACACTGCCGCGAATGGCTGGGCGAGGGTTGCAGCCTGGGATTCCCGGACCCCATCGAAGAGGGTCCAGGGTTCGCCAGGGACTGCAATCTGTACGTCGTAGAGGGGTGAGGATGCGGAAGTGCAGCCACCCAAAGACAGTGCGCGAAGCCCTGCTCTCGATGCTCAGCAGCTACGAGGAAGAGGTTCGATCGGGTCGCCACGTTCCCCCACCGTTACCGATCGAAGAACGGCCTGCATCACAGTTCGCTGGTCCTGTGGCGAACCTGAGGTGAAGAACCGCGGATCCTGCATCGCCCTGTAAGCGGCAGGATCCACCGCCGACCGTTCCACCCTGCGCAGCGCCTCGATCCGCTGGCGCTGCTCGGCCACGGCTGCCGCCATCGCCCGGTTCTCGGGGTTGCGTGCGGCCATGCGCTCCATCAGTTCCAGTTCGTCGGCCATCGCCGCCACTGCCGGCTCCTGGGCCTGGGGCTCAGCCAGTAACTGCGCCAAGCGGCCGGCCTCGGCCACGCAGGCATCGATCACCACCGGCAGGATCCGGTCTTCCCTGGCGCCGCCCCGCCCCGCGCACAGCCGATGCCGGCACCGCCACCAGGCCACGCCGTTGGAGGTGTTCCGCCGCAGCAGATGGCCGCAGGACCTGCAGCGGAGCAGCCCCGTGAGTGCATGGGCCACCTCGGTGGTGGTGGTGTTCTTGAACCGGTTGGTCGGCCGCCGCAGCAGATCGGCGAGCTCCCGCCAGTCCTGTTCGCTGATCAGCGCCGGATGCTGGTCGTAGAGGATCTCCCCCCACCGCTGGCCCCAGCCCTTACCTGATTTCCGGTCCAGCTGGTGGCCGATGTGCCCGCGAATCACCGGGTTGACGAACCACGCCTGCAGGTTGGTGGCGGCCGGCGTCCAGTCGCACCACTCCGGCATCGAACGGGTCACCGTCGCAAAGCTCCCGAGCCGTTTCAGGTCACGCAGCACCCGCAGCGCCTGAGGCCACTGCTCAGGGTGCGGCTGCAGCCGGTGGCCCGGCCCGGCCTGGTAGCCGAACGGCTTGCGCCGGCGCAGGTGGCGACCCTCGGCACGGTAGACGGCGAACTGCCGCCGCAGCCTGAGGCTCAGCATGCGCGACTCCATCTCCGCTAGGCCGGTCTGCAGCCGGGCCATCAGGAATCCCTGGGGGGTAGCCGTCTCAATCGCGCCCCCGTCCAGCGCCCGCACGGCGACTCCCTGTTGCTCGCACTGGGCCAGTAGGGCATCGGTGTAGGCCGCGTCCCGCCCGAGCCGGTCCACGCGGGTTACCAGCAGCTCCGACACCTGCCCGGCTTGGACCATGGCCATCACCTCCAGCAGGCCATCCCGATCGGTGCTGCGGCCGGTCTCGATGTCGGTGATCACCCGGGCGCAGCCGGCGGCCTGCAGGCGGCTGACCTGGGCTGGGAGGCTGCCTGCCTGATCGTCTTTGCTGACGCGGGCGTAGCCGATGACGGCCATAGGATCGGCCCAGAACGGCCACTCACACTACCCTGCGCTATGGATTCGTTTTCCTTAGACACCGGCAGCAGAGCGCAGAGCAAAAAAGGCCGGCCGCTGCTGACTGTTGCGGAGGCGGCCGAGGCTCTTGGCTGCAGCGACCGGCACATCAAACGCCTCATCCACGAGTGGGTCCAGCCCTGCTGCTCACGCCACCGCCGCAGCATGTCCCCAAAACGTGCAACGGCGATCTGCTGCAGCTCGGGATCGTACCGATACTGCGCCATGGTGGTTTGCGAGTGGGGAAGCCAGGCTATTCCCGTGCATACCCTGAACCATGCACCTCCCCACCACCGAACTGGTGATCTGCGACGGGCAGCCGATCTGGCTGGTGCAGGGTGCAGGCGTTGCCAGTCGGCACCCTGATCGTCATGCAGCCACTGCAGCGTTCAGCATGGAATGCCAACGCCGCGGTCTGCAGCTCCCTGGTGGGGGCAAGCAGCCGCGGCGCGGGCCTTCAGAGTGTGATGAGCCGGGCTTGTGATTACCAGTCGCCCTGGCGGGCAACACGCAGCAGCCGAGCACCAGGGCCGGCGAGCTCCAGCGCAGTGGCGATGGCCTGGGCCTGGGTGATTGCGTACAGCTCGATGGGGCCGTGGGTGGTTTGCACGTGGTAGAGGCGTGGCATTAGTGGGCCTCCAGCTCGGCGGCAACAGCAGCCTTCAGCTCCCGCAGTTCACGGTAGATGAAGTAATCCTCGGGATCATCGTAGGCATAATCCAGAGCCTGATCTACAGCTGTTTCAGCGAGGAACAGCAGGCGTGCGATCAGTTCGCGGTTAGTCATCGGTCGGCCTCCAGCTCGGCGGCGATGGCGAGGAACTTGAGGCGAATGCGTATCCACTGGTCGTGGCGTGCGTCGTCGTGCTCATCGCCTACCGGGTTGACTTTTTCCGGCACCACCTGATCAGCAGCAGCTCGCAGGGCGGCGGCGGCTATCTTGCCGGCATGTTGTTCGCAGGTAGCGACATACAAAGTTTCGTCGTCATAAGCAAGGAAAGCAGCATTCAGCACGGCCTGCGCGGCGGGTGATAACGGCTGAGCTGGTCCAGGTGCATGATGGCCTTGTGGACACAACGCATTGAACTCCTCATCGCTGAGGTGGCTTAGATCATTGGGGGTGAGGTCAGTCATCAAGTTGCTCCAGGGCGCGGCGGATGGTATCGGTAATCTCTGGGATCACGACATCCATCCTTTCAATTGTCCCCAGCATTTCTAGTGCAATGCTGTTCAGTGTCTGGGGTTTTGGGCGACGGGCGGCGCGGAGTGCGTTTGCACCAATGTTGGGATAGTCATGCTGTAACCACTCACAGCACGCCTCCAGTTCAATGTCGGCGCCCCACTGGGCGGCGCGGGTGGCGACAAAATACGTGAATCCGTTTCCGTTTGTATTGCCGGAACAATGCCAGTCAGCTTCCCACTGCTTCACCAGCTCCGGCGGTGGGGTGATGTTGTGTTCGAGCCAGCAATTCTTTGGCGGCCCCTGCGGCTCGGGCTGGGCCAGGGCGGCGCGGGCGCGGGTGATCTGGCGCTGAATGCGGTCCAGATCACCCTGCAGGTCGTGCTTCTGCTTGAAGTGGTCGCTGGCGTAGGCGGCCCAGTCGCTCACCGCATCACGGGCTTCCTGAAGGTCGTTGGCCAGCTCAGCGCACAGGGCGCGGTAGTCGGTGGTCATCGGTCGGCCTCCTGCTCCAGTCGAGCGGCCCAGTAGGCCGCTGCGTCGTCGTCTGTGTGCTCGCTGAGCCACGCCGCCACCTCGCGGATTGCGGCGCGGGCTTCCTGGCCATACGACTCTTCAGGGGCAAAGCAACCTTTGTGCGCAATGCGTAGCGCCACCCTCTCCGCCAGCCCACCAGGCCGGGCCTCGGTATTGGCCGGTGCGGCGAGCTGGCCAATACGTGCCGATGCCTCTAGCGCCTCGACGCGGGCGCGGAGTTCAAGGATGGTGTTGTCGTACTCGGGAGCGCTCTGCTCCTCAAGCGCTGCCCACTGCTCAGGCGTGGCGCGGTGTTGGTCGGTCATGCCGCCTCCTGTGCAACGGACTGCAGCCACTCAATGGCGTCGTCCTTCTTGTCGTAGAAGTGCTCAGCAGCATCAACGCCTAACAGCAGCAATCCAGCCATGTGTGGGCCATGAAGTTTCTCCAAGACTTCACCTAGCGGTCCAGCCTGGTGAATAGCCCACCCTGCCAGGCAATGAGTAGTACCGCACTCGTTATGCCAGTTTGTCATGTGAAGGTTTTGAGGGTTGGACAGCACTTCACTGGCAACCGCACGCAGCCGCTGCAGATGATCTGCAGCGATTGGCAACCCCTTGGCGTCGCTCAGAATGGCGCCGCGCAGCTTGGCGCCGCTCAGATTGGCGCCGTACAGATTGGCGCCGCTCAGATTGGCGCCGCTCAGATTGGCGCCGTACAGATTGGCGCCGCGCAGATTGGCGCCGTACAGATTGGCGCCGCGCAGAATGGCGCCGCGCAGAATGGCGCCGTACAGAATGGCGCCGCGCAGAATG